ACCGGCGGCTGGCTAAGGACTTCGAGGCCACTATCGAGAGCGTCGAAGCATTTCTCTACGCCGCTTCCTGCGTGCTCCTGCTACGACGGCTGGCCCGTTGAAGATCCGATTCGAAATGGACTCTTAGGCCGGTGTTGCTGGGGTTCGTGGCTCAAGCCTTGGCAGTGATGCTCGCCTCGAGCTGCGGATCGGACCAATATTCTCTTGTAGGTTCGTCGCCCAACCTACAAGAGAATACGATCTGCTCACGATAGAGGTCTTTCTATTCCGATCAGTGTATTGGCGTGTTTTGGGTCGCAGAGAACCTACAAGATAAATTGCAACGAAGTTTCAGGGTGTCCGCGGGGATGACGGCCAGGTGACGGTTAGGTCCTTTAGCGCGTAGTGATTGCGTGTGCTTGTTGGCTGCACCGTGCCTACGATCTCAGGCGAGCAATTCTTCGCAATTGTGTCAAATGATGAGCAAGTCTCTATCATCCGCTTTACCAGATCGCGCGGTAGCCCGGCGAAGTCGAGGCTGGCCCACGATCCTGGCAAGTCCAGCATTGCGCCATCTATATTTTGCGGCGGACGTTCTTGTTCCGGAGACCCTGATCCGACGGCCCATGTAGTTTGCGCCGTAAACCGCCAAGTCAATCGGCTTAAGTTCCTTGATCTCCGTAGCTTCGATCGGCTCAACGCGCCAACCGCCCCCCTCCACTCTGACAAGGGTTCTCCCATCATCGAGAGGAACCGTCTGTTCTGCATAGACCTGGATCCTCTTGCTCTCGTCCAACTTGATATAGACGCCGCCAGCGACACGGTAGAGGAGATCGACCGGCACGCGTTCCTCTGTCGAGGAAGGGTCAGCTTTTGCGGCCTCAGCAAAGAGCAGAACGGCTAGAAGGATGATGCGCACTGAGAGTTACCTATCGCGGTGGAGTGGTGACGAGGAGGACGCGGCCGAGGATCTGTAGCGTGTCGAGCTGGTCGCGGGCGAGGGTTTCGGGGGCGTAGCGGGGGTTGTCGCTGTGGACGATCAGGCCGCCGTCGAGGCGGCGCTCGAGGCGCTTGACGATCAGGTCGTCGGCGACGCGGACAACGTGGATCTGGCCGTGTTGGACGGCCTGATCGGGACTGATGTCGACGGTGAGAATGTCGCCGTCGCGGATGCTCGGTTCCATGCTGTCGCCACGCGCTTCGATGAGCACCAGGTGCTTCGGATCGCTAGCGAGACGCGTGCGCAGGAAGTCGACATCGAAGGCGAGATACTCCACCACCTGGGCGTGCTCCGCCAAAGCGCCCCCGCCCGCGGATGCCTGGATATTGTAGCGGGGGATGGCGACGTATTGTCGCCTATGGCCGCCGGGCGGCGGCACAGCCGGCCCTTGGGCAACGGCGTTCACATCCGTTAACTCTGGGGCTGCTGGGTTAGTTCCTGCCAGCCAAGTTGTGCCCGCGGCCGCAGCTTTCGGTTCTCGCCCAGTCGCCAGCCACTCTACCGAGACATCACACGCGTCGGCGATCGCAATAAGCGCCGGCACCTTCGGAAACTCGCCACTCACGTAGCGGGTAAACGATCGCCGACCGATACCGCTTTTGATAGCCACATCAGCGAAGTTTTTCCCGGCGAGAGCCTTCCGCAAACGGTCAGAAAAGAACCTCGCCGCTGCTGCCTCGTCCGCTGTTCTGACAGCACTTAGGTCTTGTTCATCCTCGGCGCTCAAAAGAGGCCACTCACAGGCCAATAAGCGACTTGTAGGAGGGGCCAAATTTGGCTATGTCTTACCGGAGCGAGGCCAATTATGGCCACGTCCGCGAGGTCAAAAGTGGCAACAACTCCTGATTGGCATCCAGAAGACGTTAAGGCAGCCATCCGCAAGACAGGCGTAACGCTCACTGATCTCTCCCTCGCTTGGGGCTATCACCCCGACAGTGTTCGCGGCGCTCTTCGCCGTCCCTGGCCGGTGGTTGAAGCGCTTATTGCGAAACACCTGCGACGGCAGCCCTGGATGATCTGGCCCTCTCGGTACGATCAGCAGCGCAAGCCCTTGAAACGGCGTTATGTCCGCCAGCGTCACCTCGAAAGCCAAACAGTTCCGCACCGTAATGCGGGGGGGCAGCCTTGAACACCCTAATGGTGGCGGTCAACGATATCGACACGGGTGACCGGCTCAGGGGAATTGATCCGGCTTACGTGCAGATGCTGGTTGAGAGCATTTCGCGCCACAAGCAAATGACGCCGATCGAGGTGCGGAAACTGCAGCCTGGCGCTGCAAAACCGTATGTGCTGGTGGCCGGCGCGCACCGGATCGAGGCGATGCGAGCGCTCGGGGAGAGCGACATCAGCGTCGTGGTGTTCGATGGCGATGAGCTGGCGGCAAAATTGCGGGAGATCGAGGAGAACCTCGCCCGGCACGATCTTACAGAGCTCGACCGAGCCGCGTTTCTCGCCGAGAAAAAGGCGATCTACGAGGCGCGTTATCCTGAGACGAAACACGGCGGGGACCACCAAGGGGACAAATTTGTCCTCTTGGCCACGCCGAGCTTCGCCAAGGAGACGGCACGGCGGCTCGGCTGCGATGAGCGCAGCATCAAGCGCTTTGTCTTGCGACATCAGCGAATAGCGCGGGGCGTTCGGCATCTGATCACCGGCACCTGGCTTGCCAACCACGGCCAGCAGCTCGATCAGCTCGGCAAATTGCCGGCGGACGGGCAGGCGCAAGTCTTAGCGCTGCTGTTCGGTGACAGCGCGGACCGGCCGAAGACCGTTGCCCAGGCGATCAAGCGTGTGCGTGGGGTGGCTGATTTGCCTACCGACCGGCACGCCGAAACGGCGGCGAAGTTGCTCAGCCAGTATCTCCGGTTGCCCGCCAAGCAGCGGCGCTGGCTCTGGTCCGAAATACAGAAGGATAACCGCTGATGGATGCTGACACTGCTAGGGATTTTATGGCGGATAGCCGTGAGCGTGAAGTGGCCGGGTGGCGTCGGCGCATGGCGTTGTTTGATGCTTGGAGGGCCGCCGGCTACGAGGACCGGGCCCGATTTATTACCGAATTGATGTCGCCAGGGGATCGGGACGGCGCATTGGCGCAGATCGGCGCATTAGATCGCCTGCGTGGGATGATTTCATTCTGGCGTCAGTCGTCGTGGATGGAGCGAATGGATTTTGTCGCGCGATTGTCGGCGGATGATCGCGCCAGGCTGCAACAGTTACTCGATGCGGAGAGCGCCGCATGACCGCTCATCGCCACTACGCCCCACGCGTGATCACGATGGGGTTGCCGGACGCGTTCAAGCCGGACCCGGCGCCAGCTTTGTCATCGCAGATGCTCGACGCCGGGCGGATGCTGGTCGACCGGACGACGCGGGGCGAATACGTCGATCTGGACGAGGATCAGCAATCCGATTTGCGCTGCCTCGGGCGGCAGATCATCGGCTGGGCCGACCGGGTCGAGACGATGGAGCGCGAGCGGCCGGCGCCCCGCCGCCCCGGGCGTTTGCGACTATGGTGGCGGCGGGTCCGGTTGGGCTGAGCGGCGATGTTGCCCGACGCGCTGCAGTGGCTCACGACGACGCAGATGGCAGCGCTGGCGCTGCCGGCGCTCCCCGAGACCCGGCAGGGCTGTGACGCGCTGGCGCGCACTGCCGGGTGGCTCGAGCCGGAGAAAGAGGGGGTTTGGTGGCGGCCGCGCGACGGGCGCGGCGGCGGGATCGAATTCCGCTGGGTGGTGCTGCCGGAGCCGGCACGGCTGAAGCTCGCGCTCGATTACGGCATGGTCGAGGCCGAGGACACGCCCGAGGAGACCGAGCGCCGTGAGGCCTGGGCGTGGTTCGGACAGTTGTCGGGACGCAAGCAGGCGGTAGCGCTGGACCGGGAGCGGGCTTTGCAACTGTGGGACACGCTGGCGCGCAGCGGCGTGCCGAACCGGGCCGCGGCGCAACTGACGGCCCGCGAGCAGGGGGTGTCGCTGGCCAGCCTGTATCGCTGGCGCGAGCTGGTCGCCGGGGTCGAGCCGCTCGATTGGCAGCCGGCGCTGGCGCCGCGGCATGTGGGCCGGCCGACCAAGGCCGAGGTCGCCGAAGAGGCCTGGCAGGTGTTCCTGGCCGACTATCTGCGGCCGGAGAAACCCAACCTCACCGACTGCTATCGTCGCCTCGAGATCTTGGCGGCCACCAACGGCTGGGCGATCCCGAGCGAGCGCACGATAGGCCGCCGGATCGAGGCGATGCCGTGGGCGTCGGTGACGCTGGCGCGCGAGGGGCGCGAGGCGCTTGAAAGACTGTATCCGGCACAGCGGCGCGACCGTGGCCAGTTGCGTGCACTCGAGGCGGTCAACCTCGACGGGCATCGGTGGGACCTGGCGGTGCGCTGGCCGGACGGGCGGGTCGATCGGCCGCAGATGCTCGTCGTGCAGGATCTGTATTCGGGAGCGATCCTGGCGTGGCGGGTCGACCGCACGCTGCACAAGGGAATGGTGCGGCTGGCGATCGGCGACGTCGTCGAGCAATGGGGCGTGCCGGACCATTGCTACATGGACAACGGCCGCGAGAATGCGGCCAAGAGCATCACCGGCGGGGTGCCGAACCGCTACCGCTTCAAAGTGCTCGACGAAGATCCGCTCGGCCTGCTGCCGCAGCTCAAGATCGAGGTGCACTGGACCACGCCCTACCACGGCCAGTCCAAGCCGATCGAGCGGGCGTTCCGCGATTTCGCGCACGGGATCGCCAAGCACCCGGCCTTCGCGGGCGCCTACGTGGGGCACAAGCCCGACGCCAAACCGGAGAATTACGGCTCCAAGGCAGTGCCGCTGGACAATTTCCTGCGCGTCGTGGGCCGCGAGATCGTGGCCCACAATCAGCGGCCGGGTCGGTTGTCGGCGGTGTGCGCGGGCAAGCTTTCGTTCGCCGATGCGCTCGAGGCGTCAATGAAGCTGTGGCCGGTGCGCCGCGCGTCGGTCGAGCAGCAGCGGCTCTGGCTCATGGCGGCCGAGGCGGTGCGCGTCAATCGCACCGACGGCAGCGTCGAGCTCGAAGGCAATCGCTACTGGAACGACGCGCTGCACGCCTTTCGCGGCGAGCGGATCGTGGTGCGGTTCGATCCCGACGCGCTGCACGACGACGTCCATCTCTACACGACGGCCGGCGACTACATCGGCGCCGCTGCCTGCGTCGCGCCGGTCGGATTCCGCGACGTCGAGGCCGCACGACAGCACGCGCAAGCGCGGCGGAGCTGGATGCGGGCGACCCGCGAGGCGATGCAGGCCGAGCGTCGCATGGGGATCGAGGCGGTGGCCGACATGCTCGACAAGATCGAGCCCGAGGCCGCGCCCCGCCGCCCCGAGACCAATCTGATCCGGCCCATTTTCGGAGCCACCGCTCGCAAGCTCGACGAGGACGAGGTGCCCGAGAGCGAACGGCTGCTGCTGCGCTTCGGCGCGATGGCGCGAGCGGAGCGGCTGGCGCGGGAGGACGGCGACGACTGATCGATATCGATCACCGGCGGCGAACAAGCGGCGCCGGCAACCAACAACCCAAAAAGGGGGATCGAGTGAAGGACGAGGACATGGGGATCATCACCGAGGCGAGCGATCCGGTGCCAGCCGGGCCGGCATTATCGCCGGACGAGGAGCGCGCGCGGCACGATGCGCTGCGAGCCGAGGTCAAGCGGGTGCAGGAGCAGCGGGCGTGCCCGATGACCGAGCTCGCGCGCGAGACCGGCATCGCCTACGGCACGTTCAGCCAGTGGATCGCCGGCAACTATGCCGGCCGCATCCGCCACTACGACGACCGGGTGGAGCGCTGGCTGCGGGGCCTGGACGGCGCCAAGCGGGCGCGCGGGACCCTGCCGGAGGCGCCCACCTTCGTGCGGACGCCAAGCGCGGAAAGCTTCATCACCGCGTTCGAACATGCCCAGCACGCGCCCGATCTGGTCGTGGTGTCGGGGGCCGCTGGTGTGGGGAAGACGTCGTCGATCATGGCGTATCGGGCGCAGGCGGCCAATGTGTGGGTCGTCACGGGCGAGCCGTGCATCTCGACGCCGCGGATGATCCTCGACGAGATCGCCGAGCTGCTCGGGCTGTCGGAGGCGCGGAGTTCGCATCGGCTGAGCCGGGCGATCGTGGCGCGGATGCGTGGCACGCGCGGGCTGCTGATCGTCGACGAAGCGCAGCACCTCAACACCGCGACGCTGGATCAGCTGCGCACGCTGCACGATCTGGGCGGGATCGGGGTCGCGTTCGTCGGCAACGAGAGGATCAGCAGCAAAATCGAGGGCGGCGCCCGCACGCCGGAATTCGCGCAGCTGTTCTCGCGGGTCGGCATGCGCGTCCCGCGGCCGCGCGCGCTGAAGGGCGACATCGATCTGCTGCTCGATGCCTGGGGGATCTCCGGCGATCCCGAGCGCCGGCTGCTCGCCGCGATCGCCAAGAAGCCGGGGGCGCTGCGGCTGATGACGAAGACGCTGCGGATTGCGTCCATGCAGGCGCGCGCTGCCGACGAGGGTCTATCGGCCGAGCACATTAAACGCAGCGTGGAACATCTGACGTCGCGTCCGATGGAGGTCTCGCCATGACCCGGCGGCAGCGTGAAGTGCTGTTGCTGGTGCGCCAGGCGCTCGATGCCACGGGCGTGGCGCCGTCGGCTGCTGAGATCGGAGCGCAGCTCGGCGTGTCGGCGGCGGCCGCGACGATCCACCTGCGCGCGCTCGTCCGAGGCGGGTTTCTGCGCCGCACCGGCGGCCATGGCCACCTGGTGCGCGCGATCACCGTGGACCACGTGCCGGCACCAGACCTGAAGCCGATCGAGATCGCTTGGTGTCATGCCAACCCCAGCCGCATTCGCGCCATGATGGCGTTGGTGGGCGACGCGCGCCTGACGGCCCCACAACCATCGCTGCCGGTCGGTCCCGACGAGGAGGAGGCCGTGCAGGGGGGCTTGTGCGCTCTGGTGGCGCTCGCGCCTGGGGAAACAGCAGAGATCGAGCTGCCCAGAGATGTGCGGGAGCGGCGCCGTGCCTACCGGCGGATCTCGGTGCTGGCGACCAGGCGATGGGGGCCTGGTGGCGCGGTGAGGCAGGCAACCAGGACCGGGATGCGGCTGCGCCGGCTGGTCGACGCACCCGCGCCGGCTCAGGGGGGGGCGTGATGCCGACGATAAAAGCGACACTCATGATGGTGGGCCTGTTGGGCGCGTGCGCGATCGCCGGCGACAGCCCGATCGGGTGGGCGCTCTCGCTCCTGCTCGGCTGCGTGTTGGCGATGCCGTCGTCGTGGCGGAAGTGAGCGCGACGGTGACGGCGCTGCACGCCGTCCTGCGGCAGATCGCGCGTGACCGGATCGTCGGCGCGCTGGCCGTGTCGCTCGCGCGGCACGATCCGGTGACCAACTCGTGGCAGCGCGAGAGTGATTGGGAGCAGGCGAACTGGATCATCGCGGAGATCGAAGCCGCGGGGCTGCGCGTCAGCCTCGAGCGGGACGGTGCCGCATGACCGACGCCCCGTGCTCGCAATGCGCCGGACAGGGCTGGGAACGGGCGCTGGACGGCGGTCCCGACGCGTGCGGGCGATGCGCGCGGCGCGCGGAGTTTCAATGGGTCTCGGGATCGTCCGGGGCCGGTCTGAGGGCGAAGGGAAAAGTAATGAACAGCAGGGAACAAACTGGCCCGAACGGGGCTGGGACCGTGACGGCGGCATGCGTCTGGATCGCAGGCGAGCCGACATTCGAGCTGATCGTCTACCCGGCGCTGCTGCGGGCACTGCCGTGGTATCGCGGCGGTCGCAACGTGGCAGTGATCCATGGTGTGGCCGCCGGCGGCGCCGAGCTCACCATCACGACGCCCGGCCCGTATCGCTTGCTGGCCAAGGCCGAGAACCGGTTCGATAAATTCCCGCCCGTCCTGCTGCGGGTCGCGCGCCTCGATCATTTGCGCCCGGCCGAGCACGCGGCCGAGCCGCTGACCTACACGATCCGCCCCGATGCGCTGCGGTTGACGCTGCCGGAATGGGCGCGGCCGCCGGTGCCGCTGACGGCGCCGGTGACCTCGTTCGGGTCCGTGTTGGGGGGAGAAGTGCGATGATTACTCTTATCGATGTCATCCTCGTCGAGGTGCATAACGAGGTTCGTGTCGCGAGCGAACAATACCCGCCGTTCAATAGCGCGCATGAAGGCTATGCGGTTTTGCTGGAAGAGGTCGAAGAGCTGAAGGCTCACGTCTTCACAAACCAGAAGCATCGCGAGTTGGATGCCATGCGCAAGGAAGCGATCCAGGTTGCGGCGATGGCCGTTCGGTTCGTGGCGAACATTTCCGACGCGGGACGGGGGCGAGCATGACTGCGGCGCGGGCGATCTCGTCGGGAGGCGGGCATCGGCGCGAGCTGCTCGCCAAGGTGCATATCGGCGCCAAGCAGCTCGGGCTGCAGGGTGAGGCGTATGGCGAAGTGCTGGAGCGCATCACCGGGATGACCAGCGCCAAGACGCTGGCCGACGCGCAGCTCGCCGCCGTGATCGATGAGTTCCGCAGGCTGGGCTGGCGTGCGACGGCGCCGAAACGGCCGCTCTCGCCGAAGGCGCAGGTGCGGATGATCTACGGCATCTGGCGCGATCTCGAACCCTTCGTCGAGCACCATACGGTCGAGGCGTTGCGCGCGTTCGTGCGGCGGCAGACCCGCTCGACGCTGCATCCGGACGGGGTCGCCGCCCCCGAGTTTCTCGACGCCAAGCAGGCGACCCTGGTGGTCGAGGGGCTGAAGGCGTGGCTCGCGCGGCTGCGCAAGGCCGCGATCGGGGCGGCGCCATGACGGCCGACGAGGTGCGCCGGGCGGTGCACAGCGCGGCGCGCGAGGCGTTCAACCTCGGCGCCGCGGCGGCGCAGTCGCGCGGCAAATCCTCGCTCTCGACCGAGCGGGAGAAGGCGCAAACCTACGCCGAGGACCTGGTCATGCCGATGGCCGAGATGGCGATCGAGGATGCCCGCGAGCAGGGCTTTCTGCGGGCCAAAAGCGCATCGTCGGGGGCTTCATGACGGCCGACGAAGTGCCGCCGCTGAGCCGCTCCTCGCTGCTGGTGGCGCACGCGCGCTTTAAGGCCGACGGCTACTCGTTGCACGGCTTCCAGTTCTGCGCGGTGCGTCGGCGGCCGCGGCTGACCATCGTGCGGCTCGTGTGGCGGCGCTGCGTCGATCATGACATCGAGCGGCGGTCCCGGCGGTTGCCGAAGGGAGACGCCCGGCTGTTGGTGTGGCTGCTCCGCTTGGACGAGGGGTAGCCGTCGTGACGCTGGCGCTCGTCGACAAGCGATTGCGTCCGCCGGTCGAGCTGACGCCGATCGTGACCGTGATCGGCGTCGACGCCACTTATCGCCTCGTCGCGGGCCTTGGCGGGCTGCGCATCAAGGTGCCGAGCCGGGCCCGTGCCGGGAGCGCGTTGGCGCGCACGATCGGCGCCGAGGCCCTGCGCCACCTGGTCGAGGTGTATGGCGGCAACTTCATCAATGTGCCGCTGTGCAAGGTCTGGCGAGTGCGCGTGCTGCGCGTGCGCGACCATCTCAGCTACTCTGAGATCGCCCGCGCGCTTCACATGACGGAAAGCACGGTCTACCGTTATCTCGCCCATGCGGACCTGGTCGGCCAAGACCGCCTGCCCGGCCTCTGAGGCCGATCCCTGCATGCGCAGGGTTTAACTTGGGCTGAACTGTCCTCGTATCTTGCGGCCATGGATGCCGCGCCCTATCCGGCCGTATTTCTGGCCGTCATCAACATCGTGCTCGGGCACGAAGGCGGCTTGAGCCTGGTTGCCAGCGATCCCGGCAACTGGACCAGCGGCGCCGTCGGGCGAGGCGAGCTCAAGGGCACGAAGTGGGGCCTGTCGGCGGCCGCTTATCCGACGCTCGCCATTTCGACCCTGTCCCGCGATCAGGCGATCGCGATCTACTACGCGCTGTATTGGCAGCGAACGAGTTGCGGCGACGTCCCGGCGCCGCTGGCGCTGTTCGTGATGGACGCGGCGGTCAACAACGGCGTCGGCCGTGCGGTCCGCTGGCTGCAGGCGGCCGTCGGCGTGGTGCCGGACGGCATGTTCGGCACCACCGCCCAGCGCGCGCTGGCGTCCGCGCTCGTCGCGCCCAGCGGCCTCGATACGGTGTGCGCCGAGTTTCAGGCCCAACGCCTGGTGTTCATGGCCGCCCTGCCGACCTGGCGTGCCTTCGGCCTCGGCTGGGCGCGGCGGCTCTGCAAACTGCCGCTCCAATCGATCCCGCTTCGACCCAGCCTGGCATAGGACCGATCCGATCATGCGCACCGTTCTGATCATGACATTCTTCCTTCTCCCGGGCCTTGCCTCGGCATCGACGTTGGGCGACGCGATCGCGGGGCCGGTCGGCGGTTCGCTGCTGTTCTGCGGTCTGGTGATCGTCGCCGTCCTGTTCGGCGCGCTATGCCGGCAGGCATCGGTTTATTTCGCCGAGCGAACTCATGCGAGCCGGGTGGCGCGGCTGATGGATGTGCTGGCGAGCCAGGCCGACGGGATCGTGGGTATGCTGCTCGCGCATCCGCCCTCGCCCACGGCCACGTTGGCCGCGGTGCGCGAGGCGGCAATCGCGCACTGCGTTGCCTATGCCAAGACGAACCTGCCCGACACGATCGCCCAGATCGGTGTGTCTGACGGGGTGTTGGCGGCGAGATTGAGCAACGAAGTCGCGAGCAAGATCTTGGCGACCGCGCCGCCCCCCCCGCCATATTTGATCGATGGCGGCCTCGCTGCCGTCGTGCCGCAGCCGGCCGCTACGCCGGCGGCTTGACCATGTGGGGCGATTTGGGCGGGGCAGAGCGCCTCCTGATCATCGGCGGCCTGGTCCTGGTCGTGGTGATCCTGCTGCAGCACCTGGTGCGGCCACGTATAGCGACGGCCGGGCACGTGCCGCCGACGGTCTCGCCGATGGTGGCGCCGGTCGACGAGGACGTTCGCAGCCTGCGCCACGCCCAGGCCAACCACGAGGCTCTGATGGGTGCGCTGTCGAACCGGATGGGCCAGCAGGAGCAACAGGTCGCTGCCGTGCGCGGCACCCTGGCCGAGATCAAGAGCTCACAGCAGCGCACCGAGCACCAGGTGATGTTGCTGCTCGAGCAAGGCTTGAGGAAGGACTGAGATGAGCTTGGAGACTTTGCTGCAGCAGGATCGGCGGGCCCTGATCCTCTCGAGCCTGGACGAGGCCGGCGGCAACCGGCTGTCCGACCTCAGCGTCAAATCCGTGCTGGCCCTGTTCGCGCATCTGATCAGCACCGATCAGGTGCGGACCGACCTGCATTGGCTCGAGCAGCAGGGTCTTGTCCGGGTTCAGCGCGAGGTCTCCACTGGCGGCGAGATCTGGATGGTGCAGCTGCTCGATCTGGGTCAGGACGTGGCGCGCGGCCTGTCGCACCCCGGCGTGCGACGTCAAGCGCCCAAGCGGTGACGATGCGGCCGTCCACGATCGACGAGCTGCCCGACGAGATCCGTTCCGAGATCGGTCGGCTGCGCACCCAGGGCGCGACGATCGACCGCATCTTGGAGCATCTGCGCGGCCTGCACGGGGCGGCGCCGTCGCGCTCGGCGCTGGGCCGCCACGTCAAGAAGATGGCTGCCGTCGGCGAGCGGTTGCGGCGCTCGCGCGAAGTGGCCGAGGCGCTGGTGCGCGAGCTGGGCGACGCGCCGGCGAGCCGGACCGCGCAGCTCAACATCGAGCTGCTGCACGGCGCGGTGTTCGACCTGTTCAACAAGGCCGACGAGGACATGGACGTCATCGACAAGGATGGCCGCGCGGCGCTCGCGGGCAATCCCGAGGGCCTGATGATGCTGGCCCGCTCGCTCGAGAGCCTGACCCGGGCGAGCAAGACCGACATGGAGTTCATCCAGCAGGTCGAGACGCGCGCGGCCGAGAAGGAACGCAAGGCCGCCGCGGCGCGGGTCGAGGCGATCGCGAAGGACGCTGGCATCACCAAGGCAACGATGGCGGCGATCAAGGCCGGCATCTTCGGCGTGCGTGCGCCGGCATGAGTGAGCAGTTCAGCGTTGTGAGCGCGCGGCAGCATGCGATCGGCACGAGCGCGCTCACCGAACTTCCCGACGTCTTCCTGCCGTATCAGCAGGAGCTGTGGCAGTCGGTCGACCGCAACGCGGTGACCGTGATCGAGAAGAGCCGGCGCACCGGCTACTCCTGGGCGCTGGCGGCGGTCGCGGCGGCGCAGGCGTCGACCGCGCGCGCCGAGGGCGGCTCCGACGTGCTCTACATGGGCTACGAAAAGGACATGACCCGCGAGTTCGTCGGCTATGTCGCGGACGGGGCCAAGGCGATGCAGGTCGCGGCCTCCGAGGTGGAGGAGTTCCTGTTCCGCGATCCGGAGCGGCCCGACAAGGATATCGGTGCGTTCCGCATCCGTTTCGCCGCCGGTTACGAGGTGATCGCGCTGCCGTCGGTGCCGCGGGCGCTGCGCGGCAAACAAGGCCTCGTGATCCTCGACGAGGCGGCGTTCATGGACGATCTCGACGAGGTCTTAAAGGCCGCTTTCGCGCTGCTGATCTGGGGCGGCAAGGTCGTGGTCTGTTCGACCCATAACGGCGACACCAATCCGTTCGCCGTGCTCGTCGAGGACATCCGCGCCGGTCGCAAGCCCTACCATCTGTTGCGCTGCACGTTCGATGACGCGGTCGCGCAAGGGCTGTATCGCCGGATCTGCCTGCGCCAGGGCACGATCTGGACCGAGGCGGGCGAGGCGGCCTGGGTCGCCGATATCCGCGCCAAATACGGCGACGCGGCCGACGAGGAGCTCGACGTCATTCCGAGCCCGTCGACCGGCACCTATCTGCCCGCCACGCTGCTCGAGGCGCGCGCGACGCCGGGCGTGCCGGTGCTGCGCTGGGAGTGTCCGGCGGGCTTCAAGGTCGAGAGCGAGCAGGTGCGCGGCCGCGCGGCGCTGGTTTGGTGTCAGGACGTGCTGCTGCCGCATTTGCTCTATCTCGACCGCTCCAGCCGCCACGTGCTCGGCGAGGACTTCGGCCGCGTGCGCGACCTGACCGTGCTGTGGCCGCTGGCGATCACGCGCACGCTGGCCCGGCGCACGCCGTTCGTGGTGGAACTGCGCAACGTGCCGTTCGAGCAACAGAAGCAAATCCTGTATTATCTATGCGACCGGCTGCCGCGGTTCGGCGCCATGAAGCTCGACGCCGGCGGCAACGGCGCCTACCTGGCCGAGGTGGCGACGCAGCGCTATGGCGCGCTGGTCGAGGAAGTGCAGCTCTCCGAACCCTGGTATCGCGAGAACATGCCGCCGCTGAAAGCAGCACTCGAGGACGGGCAGCTGGATCTGCCGGCCGACGACGAGCTGCTCGGCGACTTCCGGATGCTGAAGCTGGTGCGCGGCGTGGCCCGTATCCCGCACGCGCGGCTCAACGATGAGCGCAAGCAGCGCCACGGCGACGCCGCGATCGCCGCTTGCCTCGCCTATGCCGCGAGCCGGGCCGAGCCGGAGGAATACGACTATCGGGCCGTCGGCAGTCGCCAGTCGCCCGTCGCACCAGGACAAGCCGGGCAAGAAGAAGTCGACGAGATCGTCGAGCCGCGCCTGCGACGGCGCGAGCTGCGCGGCAGCCTGCGATGAACGATGACCAGAAAGGAAACAGAGATGCGTAAGAAGCTGTTGGGGATGTCGATCGCGGCCGCGTTGCTGGCGGGGTGCGCGGGGCCGGGCGGCCCGGGCGTGTCGGCCGACACGGTCGCGCGATACCAGGCGATCGCGAACGGGTTGCTGTCGATCGCCGCGACCGAGGCGCAGATCGCAGGCGCGTCGCCCACCCTCGTCGCCCGCATCCAGGCCGACGCCGACCTGGCGCGCACCGCAATCGCCGGATTGGCGCCGGGTCTACAAGCGGCCGCGGCGGTGCCGACGGTCAAATCGGTGCAGGCGGCAGTCGAGGATGCGCTGGCGGTGGCGGAGAACCTCTCGCTGCCCGCATCGGTGCAGCAGCTCGTGTTGGCACTGAGGGTGCTGCTGCCGGTGGCGGAGGCCGCGATCGTGCCGGCGCCGACGCCAGCGCCGGCGGCCGGCGCGATGAGCCCGGGCCAGGCGCTGCGCGTGCTGCAGAGCGCGCCGCGCGGCTGATGTTCGCCCGGATGCAGCTCGGCCGGGTCGCGGTCGCGATCCCGCCGGGCGTGCCGACGCTGGACGCGCATCCGATCGGGCAGGCGACGGCGCCGCTGCGCCTGTATCGCGAGGATGTGCCGTTGCGCCCGACGATGGGCGGCAACGATCGCTACGGCGATTGCACCGCCGTGGCGCTGGCCAACGCGCTGCACGCGCAAGCGGCGCTGGCCGGCTTCGACCTGTCGATCCCCGACGTGGCGATCGTCGACCTCTACCGCCAGGTGACCGGGTTCGACCCAGCGCGTCCCGCGACGGATGGCGGCTGCGTCGAAGTGCAGATGCTGAGCTGGCAGGCGCGGCATGGCTTTGCGACCGGCGGCCAGACGTCGTTCGTCGGTTTGTGGGCCAATTTGCCGACCGACGATCTCAACCTGCTGCGCCTGGTCACCGCGCGCATGGGATGCGGCTATTTGGGGGTCAACCTGGCTGAGGCCGATCAGGTTGGCGGCGTGTGGGACACCAAGACGCCCGCCAGCCAGGGCGATCCCAGGCCCGGCAGCTGGGGCGCGCACGCGCTGCTGTGCTGGGCCTATGACGGCTGGGACGAGACGTCGCTGTGGCAACTGGTGACCTGGGGGCGGCGGCAATACTGCACGACGCGGTGGCTGCGCTCGCGCCTCGAAGAGGCGCACGCGGTCTATCACCCGCAGCTGATCGGGCCCTCTGGGCGCAATGCCGCGGGCCTCGATCGCGACCGGCTCGCCGCGGATGTCGCCTCGTTCGGGGTCGCCGCATGACGCTGGCCGCGCGCGACTTCGCCGCCTTGCAGGAGCTGCTCGAAGACGCCCTGCCGTGCCCGCGCCTGTCGGCGTGGGACGAGAGCTTTCTGTCCACCATGCGGGCCCGGGTGGTGCGCTACGGTCCCGACGTGCGCCTCAGCGAACGTCAGCAAGTGGCGCTGAAACAGATCGAGGCCAAGGTCTATGCCTGCTGACCTGCCGAAGCTGATCGACCAATACGGCCAGCCGATCCGGCCGGACGCGATCGCGCGGCTGCGCGAGACCCAGGCCGGGGCGACGCTGGCCGGCGTCAGGCCGGTGGCTTCCGGCTTCCCCGCCGACGGCATGACGCCGCGCAAGCTGTCCGCGATCCACCGCGCGGCGGCCGAGGGCGACAGCCTGGCCTACATGGAGCTGGCCGAGGACATCGAAGAGCGCGACCTGCACTATCTCGGCGTGCTGTCGACCCGGCGGCGCCAGGTCAGCCAGTTGCCGATCCAGGTCGAGGCGGCGAGCGAGGACCCGGAGCACGAGCGGCACGCAGAATTTCTGCGCGCCTGGATCAAGCGCGGAACGCTGGAAAATGCGCTGTTCGACATGCTCGACGCGATCGGCAAAGGCTACAGCGTCACCGAGATCGATTGGGAGGTGGGCCCGGACGGCATCCAGCCGCGGGCGCTCGACTATCGCTCGCCGCGGTGGTTCGAAGTCAGCCGTGCCGACGGCGAGACGGTGCTGATGCGCGATCTGTCGGTCGAGGCGCTGGAGCAACCCGCGTTCGTGCCGGCCGGCATCGGCGCGCTGCCCGGCGCCCTGTTTCCCGGCCAGATCGGGCTGGTGCCGCTGGCCGCGCACAAATTCCTGGTGCACCGGCACAAGGCCAAATCGGGCATCCTGCTGCGCTCGGGAGTGGCGCGCGTCGCGTCATGGGCCTGGATGTATAAGGCCTTCACCCAGCGCGATTGGGCGGTCTTCACGCAGAACTACGGCATGCCGATCCGGGTCGGGCGCTACGGCCCGGAAAGCTCGCCCTCCGACCGCGACGTGCTGTGGTCGGCGGTCGCCAACATCGCCGGCGACTGCGCGGCGATCATTCCGAAGTCGATGGAGATCGAGTTCCAAAAGATGGAGGGCACGATGGCGGCGGCCGAGCTCTATGAGCGCCGCTGCAACTGGCTCGATTACCAGGTCAGCAAGCTCGTGCTCGGCCAGACCACGACGACGGACGCGGTCAGCGGCGGCCACGCGGTCGCCAAGGAGCACCGGTTGGTGCAGGAGGACATCGAGCGCGCCGACGCGCGCGGGCTGTCGGTGACGATCAGCGAGCAGCTCGTGCCGCTGATGATCGCGTTCAACTTTCCGACCTACGTGCGGACCGGCGGCCGGGTTTACCCACGCTTGCTGATCGGCCGTCCGGACGAGACGGCGCTCGACGACATCGTCAAGACGATGCAGTGGCTCGGCCCGCAGGGGCTGACGATCACCGCCAAGCAGATGCGCGAGCGGATCGGCTTCGACGAGCCGGCCGACGGCGACGAGGTAATCGGCGGCGCACCGCCGCCGCCGCCGGTGCCCGAGGTCAGCCCGCCGCAGGTGACCCGCACGAAGGACGCACCGTTCGACGCGAAGACCGGCAATGACGCGAAGACAGGCAATGACGCGAAGACAGGCAATGACGCGAAGACCGGCAATGACGCGAAGACCGGCAATGACGCGAAGACAGGCAATGCGGAGCCGGTCGCCAAACAGGCGCTGCAGCTCCGCACCGAGCTGCCGTCGACCGTCGACCCCGAGCTGATCGATGCGCTGACACGCCGGCTCGGCCTCGACGCGCAGGCCGCGTTGCAGGGGCTGACCGACCAGGTGCGGGCCGCGATCGACGACGCGTCCGACATGCACGATCTATGGGACCGGCTCGAGCGCCTGCAGCTCGACCCGGCGGCGTTCCAGGCCGCCATGCAGCGCGGCATCGCGGTAGGTTTCCTGACCGGCCAGGCGGCGCTGTTGGACGAGTTGAAGGGGGCTGGATCATGAGCGCGGATCGCAGACCGGACCGGCGCCCGGCGCCGGAGCAGTGGCCGGCCGTCTTCAGAGCAATGCGCAAGATGCAACCGCATCTGCTCCCGCTCGACTTCGACGGCCGGATCACCCTGCTCTGCGCGCTCTTGATGCAGGAGGTCTGCGCGCTGCCGCCCAGCGAACGCGGGCCGGAGCTCCGCCGCCTGCAGGCCGACCTGCCGGGCATCTTGCACGCGACCGAAGAAGGGATGCGCCGGGCGCTCGCGGAGAACGCGCGGGAAGGGCTGTAAGGGCCGATGCCCGATGAAAGCCAGACGATCGTCAGCGTGACCAATGCTGGCCAATCGCTGACGATCCTGCGCTCACTGCTGCCCCCGCGGAACGCGCGTCGGCCTGCGTTGGCAGACTGGCTTAGCGTGCAGGACATCCAGGACGACTGGCGGCAGATCAAACGACTGGTCGCCCCGAATGGCTGATCCGCACAGCACGCTCGATGCCGCATCGCTGCCGCCGGCCGAGGCGATCACGTTCCTGCGGCAGAAGACGAACACCACCAGCCTGCGCTGGACCGACGTCTGGAACGAGGCGCACACGCGCAGCTTCATGGTCGCCGGCGCCGCCACCCAGGCCATCGTCGAGGACTTCCGGGTCGCGGTCAGCAAGGCGCTCGAGCAGGGCACCACGCTCGCCGAATTCCGCAAGGATTTCGACGCGATCGTCGCCAAGCACGGCTGGGTGCACAACGGCACGCCGGGCTGGCGCGCCTCGATCATCTACGAAACCAATCTCAGCACTGCCTACGCGGCCGGGCGCTATGCCCAGATGACCGAACCGGACACGCTGCGCGTCTATCCCTATTGGCAATACATGCACACCAGCTCGGCGCATCCGCGGCCGCAACACCTGGCCTGGGTCGGCACCACGCTGCGCGCCGACGACGGCTGGTGGTCGACGCACTACCCGCCCAACGGATGGCGTTGCAAATGCAGCGTGCGCCCGGTCAGCGAGGCGGGGTTGCGGCGCCAGGGCAAGCGCGGGCCGGATGAGGCGCCGCCGCTGGATATGCGGCCCTGGCGCTCGCGCGACGGCCGGGTGCAGACCGAGGTGCCGCACGGCATCGATCCCGGCTTCGGCTACAACCCGGGGCGGGCCTGGCAAGAGGGGCAGCCGCCGCCGCAGACGCCGACCTCGCCGCTGCGACCGCTGCGGGTGCCGATCCCGCCGGCCGAGGCGCCGCTGGTCGAGCTTTCCAAGTTCGTCGACGATCCGTTCTCGGGCGAAGTCGGCGGCGCGGCCGGCGCGCTGCCCAAAGCGATCGGCGAGGCGATCGGCGCCAAGGTCGACCAGGTCGAGCTGTCTCCGGGCAGCATTGCCAAGCAGCGCGCCGTGCATCGCGAGCTCACCCGCGAGGACTATCTGCGCTTGCCCGAGATGCTCGCGGCGCCGCAGCTCGTGCTGCGCGAGACGGCACACAAGGCGATCCTGCTGCGACAGGTCGGGCCCGCCATCCTGGTCGCGTTCGTCAAGTCGACGCGCGCCGGCGATCGCCTGTTCGTCACCAGTTTCCGTCGAGCGGATCGCAAGGATGTCGATCGTCTGTTGCGCAAGCACCAAGTGCTGCTCGGCACCGCAGCGGCATTACTGAAGGAAACCGACGGTGCGCCGGAGGGGCCTCCCGGCAACCCCTCATAATGCTACCCGCTCGAAAGCAGGGCTACGGCAGGGAGAATATCACCGCGTCGCGACGCACCGAGGACGATGATAGACTGACACCATGGCCGGCGCACGCATCTCTTTCGAGTTTCGCCACGAAGCGTTCACCCGCGCCCTCGCCCAGCTCGACATTTCCAACCCTGTGCGCCGGCTCGGGCTGATGCGCGCGATCGGCGTCGGCTTGCAGCATACGACGCGCGACCGGTTCGACGCCGGCACCGATCCGCAAGGCCGTCCCTGGAAGGCGCTGAACCCGGCCTATGCCCAGCAGCGCAAGCCGATGCCGATCCTGCAACAGATGGGCGACAGCGGCGGCCTGAAGGGCAGCATCACCTTCGCCGCCGCCCGCAACCAGGTCGAGGTCGGCAGCAACAAGGTCTACGCCGCGATCCACCAATTCGGCGGCGTGATCCGGCCGAAGACGGCGCGCTCGCTCGCCTTCCACCTCGGCGGCCACCTGGTGCTGGCGCGCAGCGTGACGGTCCCGGCGCGCCCCTATCTCGGCTTCGGTCCGGCCGACGAGGAAGCGGTGCTTGACGCCGTCAGTGTGCTGCTGCCGGGTGCGAGATAGCCTGAGAGGTTTTAAGAGCATTTAAGAGCGCTAAGAGCGGGGCTAGGCGGCTGAAGTCGGTCGCGTCAGTATATCGGGGCGGCGGACGCCCAAGCTGGCTACAGCGCTTCGGCGAAGCCCCCTGCGCCCGCAGGGATTAACTGGAATTTCGGCCCCGGACATAATGCCGGGGTGCACGTTTCCTCCCTTCACTCAATCCTGCCGGACGGCGAGAGTGCCCCAGAATGGGTCAAGCTCGTCCCCGGCGGGACCTTTTCTGGGGAGGATGGCCGCGGGCCGTATGTGCTGGACAACGCCGAGGCGGTCATCGCCGCCAGCATGCGGCCCGGCAAGCACCTCGTGTTCGATCAGGATCATGCTACCGCGCACTCGCTAAAGTCTGGCGTGCCCGCTCCAGCCCGCGGCTGGATCACCGAGCTGCAGGCGCGTGACGGGGGCATCTGGGGCCGGGTGAAGTGGACCGACGAAGGCAAGCGCCTGCTCGTCAGCCGCGAGTATCGTGGCGTGTCGCCGGAGTTCTCCTACGACCCCGCCAGCATGCGCATCACCCGCGTGTTGAGCGCCTCGCTCACGAACGCGCCGAACCTCGACCTTCCTTCCCTCCATAGCCAGGAACCTCGCATGGACCTCCTTCCCGCGATCCGAACGGCGCTCGGCCTGCCCGAGACGGTTGACGCTGCGGCCGCGATCGCCGCCGCGTCAGCCGCGCACCAGGCCGTCGCCGCCCACGCCCAGCAGCTGGCGGCCATCGCCGGCGCGGCCAAGCTCGATGCCAGGAGCGACGCGAGCGCGATCGCCACGGCGCTGCAGGCGCGCGGCGCCGGCGCCGGGACGCTCGAAGAGGTGACCGCGCTGCAGAGCCGCATCGTCGAGCTCGAGACCGCCGACCGTCGCCGCTCGGCCGAAGCCGCGATCGACGCGGCGATGCGCGCCGGCAAGCCGATCCTGGCCGGCCGCCGCGAGGAGTTCGTCGCCCGCCACATGCAGGACGCCAAGGGCACCGAGGCGTGGCTCGCCGACATGCCGAGCCTGCGGTCCGGCGGCGTGGGCCCCGGCCCGGCGCCGGAGCCCGGCTCCGGCCTCGATCATGCCGACGGCCAGGTGGTTGCCCTGATGGGCCTCTCGCAGGACGCGTTCCGCAAGATCAAGGAAGCCGTCGCTAAGGGAGTGGCCGCATGAGTGCGCTCACGTCCGACCGCAACACGCAGGAGCGCAACGCCGAGGTCTACGAGTTCCCGATCGCGCCCGGCGTGATCATCTACCGCGGCGCGCTCGTGGCGCTCAACGCCGCTGGCCAGTCGCTGCGGCCGCAAGACGCCGGAGCCGTGCAGATCGCCGGCATCGCCCAGACCGGCTCGGCCGACTTCCTTCCCGCCGGCGCCACGCCGCGGGGCGCGTTCCCGACCGGCGGCCTGGTCATCGACCAGCCGACGCCGTTCGTGCGGGTGCGTCGGCGCAAGCAATTCTGCCTTGCCAACTCGGCGGTCGGGCCGGACCAGATCGCGACCATCAATTTCGGCGCCACGGCCTACGCCGTCGACGATCAGACCGTCGCGCTGACATCCAACAGCGGCGCCCGCCTCGCGGTCGGCATCATCCGCAGCGTCGACCAGCTCGGCGTGTGGGTCGAGATCTAAAGGAGCCATGACGTGCTGCTGAACGCCACCAACCTCCGCTCTCTCTTCATCGGCTACAACACCTCGTTCGCGAACGGGTTGGGCATGGCCGCCTCGACCTACGAGCGCGTCGCGATGCGGGTGCCGAGCACCACGCGCAGCCAGGAATACGGCTGGCTCGGCCAGATGCCGCGCATCCGCGAATGGATCGGCGAGCGCGTCATCCAGAGCCTCAACGTCTACGGCTACACGATCCGCAACCGGCCATGGGAACTCACGGTCTCGGTCGATCGCGACGACATCGAGGACGACAACATCGGCATCTACGCGCCGCTGTTCACCGAGATGGGGCGCGCGACCGGGGCGTTTCCGGACGAGCTGGTGTGGCCGCTGCTGTCGGCCGGGTTCGCAACGCCCTGCTACGACGGCCAGTATTTCTTTGACACCGATCATCCGGTGCTGGACGCCAACGGCCAGATCGCCTCGGTCTCCAATTTCGGCGGCGGCACCGGCGTCGCCTGGTATCTCATCGACCAGAGCCGCGGCTACAAGCCGCTCATCTTCCAGGATCGCCGGGCCTTCGACTTCATCCGCATGGACGCGCCGACCGACGAGGTGGTGTTCGACCGCAAGCAGTATCGCTATGGCATCGACGGCCGCTGCAACGCCGGCTACGGGTTCTGGCAGATCGCCTATGCCTCCAAGCAGGGGCTCGACAGCGCCGGCTACGGCGCGGCCCGCTACGCGATGCAGAACCTGCGCGCCGACTATGGCCGCCCGCTCGGCCTGCTCGCCGGCGCCAAGCCGCTGCTGGTGGTGCCGCCGACGCTCGAGGCGCAGGCGCGCACGCTGCTCAACGCCGAGCGCGACGCCGCCGGCGCCACCAACATCTGGCGCGACACGGCGGACCTGCTGATCACGCCCTGGCTCGCCTAGGAGGTCTCATGAGCAAGAACCCGATCCGCGCCGCCGCCGGGCTCGAGGGCGCGGCCGCCGCCGCCGCCGCCTTCGCCGACGGGCATATCGACCCGGTCCTGCCCTCGCGCGCGGTGCCGCTCGAAGGTTTCGGCGGCGACCCGCTCGAGGCGCTGCGCGAGGCCGAGCGCGCCAGCTTGACGCAAGACGTGCTCGAGACCGGCGCAAGCCCGTCCTACATCATGCTGGTCTGTGGCACGCCCGGCTTTCGCCGCGGCGGCATCATGCATCCGTCGCGCGCCGAGTATCCGCTCGACGCGTTCACCGCCGAGCAGCTCGAGGCGTTCGCGTCCGAGCCGCGGATCGAGATGGTCAGCGTCGGCGGCAAGCCGACCCCGCGGAGCGCGCGTCTGTTCGGCGCCGATCCGCTGTTGGCCACTGCGCCGCGCGATCCGCGCCTGGCGGGCGATGCGGCGGCCGCCGCGATCTCGGATCCGCCCAATCGCGCCGCGCCCGGCCTGCGCAATGCCCTGGCCGGCGCGTCCGAGACGCGTTCGTCGGCGCGGTTCTAGCGCTGCGCGACGATGAGCTATGCCGCGGTCCAGGATCTGGTCGACTTCGCCGGCGAGGCCGAGATCGCGCGGCTGTCGACGCCGGATGGTGCCGACCTGGCCGGGGTGCGGACGGAGCGGGTGCAGCCCAAGCTCGAGGCCGCGTCGGACCTGATGGACAGCTATTTCCGCCGCCGCTACCTGGTGCCCGTTCCGGTTTCCCCGATCGTGCGCGAATGCTGCTGCACGCTGGCCCGCTACATGCTCGCCGCCGGCGCCGGCCCCGGTCCGGCCGAGAGCGTGCGGCTGGCCCACAAGGTGCAGGTCGGCTGGCTGGAAAACATCGGCACCGGACTGGTGACGCTCGACGGCGCCGCGCTGTCCGGCCCACCCTCCGGCGCGCGCGTGCAGGACCGGTCAGCGATGTTCCGCGACCGCGGGGCGCTGTTCCGATGAGCGGCTCGCGTCCGGGGGAAACCGACCTGGCGGAGCGCTCGCCGACGCTGCGGCTCTCGCAGCGCGGTCCGCTGTTCGATTGTCGTGCCGCCCTCAAGCGCCGCCTCGAGTTCGCCTTCCCGCCGCGGCAGTTCCACCATCTGACGCTCCCGGCGCGGCCGAGCAAACCAACCTGGGATCGCGCGCTGCTGACGATGCCGTTCATCGGCCTGGTGTGGCTCGGCCTGACGCCGTCGAGCAATACCGGCCGCGTCTTCCACTGCGATGCCGGCTGGTTGGTTTATCTCGGCTGCAAAAACCAGAGGCCGGAACATCTGCTCGAGGGCGACCCTCTCGGCGTCGGCCAGCTCGGTCTGGCCGGGCTTGCGATCGCGCTGCTGCACGGCTGGAGCGAGCAGGGCCTCGGCAGCTTCTGGGTCAAGAGCGTCGACAACGCGGCGCTGCAGGAATTCGTCAACGAGGAAATCGGCGTCGTTGCGCTGCAGGTCGACTGCTCGCTCTCCGTCGTCGACCCGGACGCGGCCGAGGCGCTGCCGGAGTTCCTCCGCGTCGGCGCCCAGTGGGACCTGCCGCCGATCGGCGGCGAAAAAGCCAAAGACCTGCCGCCGATCGGCGGCCAAAAAGCCAAAGACCTGCCGCCGATCGGCGGCGAGACAATCGAACAGGTGAGGCAGTCGTAATGGACATGATGGCGATCAAGCCGGCCGCGGGACGGCGCCTGGTGCTGCCCGAAGGCGGCACGACGCTCGATGGCCTGGGGCTCGCGCCCGGCGCCGATCTGCCGACCGGGGGGGCCTTCGTGGCGCCGGATGTCTGGCTGCGCAAGCGGCTCGACGAGGGCGACGCGGTGCTGGTCACCCAGGCCGCGATCGACGCCGGAGCCAAGACCGAGCGCGGCCGCGACAAGCCCGCGAAGACCGACGGAGCTGCGGCATGAGCGGAACCCTGGCCGCGCAGACGGTCTCGTTCGACGAGATCTCCTACGACATTCGCCGCCCGTCGACGCAGATCGAGATCAAGGCGAACTACCAGAACATCGGCCTGGTCGGCTTTCCGACCAAGGCGCTGCTGATGGGGCAGATGATGGTCGGCGGCAACGGTCAGGCGGCGACGGTCTATCAGATTTTCCGGGTCGGTCAGGGCGCGGCCTTGTTCGGCGCCGGGTCGATGCTGGCCGCGATGTGCGACAAGTTCGTGCTCGCCAACCCGTTCACGACGCTCTACGCGATCGGCACCTGGCCGGTGAACGGCGCGACGGCCGCGACGGGGACGCTGACGCTGACCGGCGCGCTGATCGGCAACGCGACGGTGCCGCTCTACGTCGGCGGCCGCTACTATCCGGCGGTGCTCGCGCAGACCTCGTCGCTGTCCAGCCAGGCGGCCACGATCGCGGCCCTGATCAACGCCGACCCGCTCAGCTACGTCAACGCGAGCAGCGCCGCCGGCGCCGTGACGCTGACCGCCAAGAACGGGGGCAGCTACGGCAACGCGCTGCGCATCCGGATCGGCACCGGCGGCGACTACCTGGCGCCGCCCGGGACCTGGAGCTGCGCGATCGCGCCGATGGTCGGCGGCGCCGGCGATCCGGACATCACGCCGCTGCTGACCGCGATCGCCAACGATTGGTATACCGACGTCCAGCTCGGCTGGACCGATACCGCCAATCTCGGGCTGCTCAACGCCGAGGCGGAGGCGCGCTACACCGCGACCGGCCGCAAGGACATGACGGGCTATGTCGGCTACGACATGAGCCTCGGCGCCGCGCTGGCGGCCAACAGCCAGAGCAACAGCCGCTTCGTGTCCCGGCTGCCGAGCTACGGCTCGGTCAGCCCGCCCTGGGAGTGGGGCGCGGTCTATGCCGGCATCGCCACCTTCCAGTTCGCCAACGACCCGGCGCGGCAACTGCGTAGCCTGTCGCTGCCGGGCCTGTATGCGCCGGCGCCGCGCGATCGTTATCTCGCCAACGATCGTGAGCAGCTGCTGCGCAACGGGTTCTCGACGTTCTCAGTGCTGTCGGACGGCACCATCACGATCGAGCGCGCGATTTCGTCCTACCAGCTCTCTCCGCTCGTGGTGCCGGACACGGCGTGGCTCGACCTGATGACGGCCAAGACGATGACGCGGATCCGCTACGACTGGGCAAGCTATCTCGGCCTGGTCTATCCGCGCGCCAAGCTGGCAGACGACGGCGCGCCGGCCGCGCTCTACTCGGACGTGGTGGCCACGCCGCGGCGGGTGTGGAATTCCTGGGCGGCGCGCTGCTCGCTCTACGAGCAGCAGGCCTGGATCGAGGGCGCGCAGGACACGTCGGCGCGCGCGTCGTTCGTGCGCAACAAGAACGATCGCAACCGCATCGACGCGCGGCAGATCGTCAACGTGATCGGCAACTTCATGGTCTTCGCGGGCCGGCTGGAATTCGAAGCTTGAAGGTGAGAGCGTAGCATGGCGGGACAGACACTCGGCGTCATCGACATCGTCTGGCGCGGCACCGCGCTCGACGTCGAGAAGGGCGCCAAGATCAAGCTGGGAGGCTGGAAGCAGAACCCGGTGCTGGTGCAGGGCAAGACGAAATACGCCCGCGAATACGAGGCCAGCGAGATCACCTGCACGAGCGTGGTCAATCGCGGCCAGGATATTCCCGGCCTGTTCGCCGGGGGCGAGGGCGAACTGCAGTGCAATTGCGACAGCGGCCAGTCCTTCATCTTCAGCGATGCGTTCCTGACCAACCGCCCCGACATGACCGGCGACGCCGCCGGCGGCAAGCTGGAGATGAAGTGGGCCGCCGGCGAACCGGAGACGCTGCTCAATGGCTAACGCAAACGATCCCGTCGTGCTGATCGACATGACCGAGCCTGGCGACGCCGGCGACCCGGCCACGGCCGGAGCCGACGGCGTGGTGGTCGTGGCCGAGGACACCGCCGTCGGCGAGGAGCTGCCGTCGAACGCCGCACTGCAGAGCGACGGCAGCGTGATCCTGAAGCTGCGCTATCCGGTGACGATGCGCTGGCGGCGGTCGAGCTCGGACCAGGTGCGCGAGGAGACCCACGCGGAACTCCACATGCACCGGCTCAACGGCGCGGCGATGCGGGCGATCATGAGCGCCGGCCAGGGCCACGCGGTCACCACCGGCATCGCCAAGAGCTGCCGCATGCAGCAGGCCGTGTTCGACAAGGTCTACGACATGATGGACGGCGCCGACGCGGCCGCCGCGGCGCGGGTGTTCAGTTTTTTCTTGGATGGTGGGACGCCGACAGCCGCTGGCCAGCCAAGCTCGCCCTGATCGGCGAGCATTTCGGCTTCGGTCCGGAGGCACTGCTGGCGCTCGACGATCGGGACCTGGCGTTCTGGATGGGCACGATGCAGGCGCTCGACCACGAGCGGAAGGGTTAGATGGCCGCCTCGCTGACCGCCAGCTTCATCCTGAAACTCGAGGACCAGCTGTCCTCCGGGATCGTGGCGCTGTCGCGCAAGCTGGAGGCGTTGGCCGCACTCGGTCGCAAGGTGCAGCTCGCCGGGCTCGACGGCGCCGATCGCGCGCTCGACAAGTTGGGCGCGTCGGCCGACCGCGCCGGCCGCAAGGTGGACGGGATCGGCGCGTCGGCGCGATCGGCGATGGCGGAGCTGCGGCGATTGTCGTCGCAACCGATCATGATCAACGCGGCCGGCACCGCGTTCCTGCCGCCTGGCGTCTCGCGGACGACGATGGCCGCGACGACCGCCGGCGCTGGCGGTGGCGGCGGACGGGTGCCGGCGCTTCGCGATGCGCCCTTCATGGAAGGCGGGCCGCCGCTGCTGACCGGACCGGGAGGCGGTCAAGGCGGCATCCCGTTGAACTACAATCCCGGACCGGGAGGCGGCCAAGGCGGCATCCCGTTGAACTACAATCCGCGAGCCGGGCGGTTCGGCTGGCCGAAGCCGGGCGGACCGCGGGTCGGCGAGAATATGGGCCTGATGGAAACTGGGCTTGCCGCGCTCACGCTGGAGGCACCGATCCGCGCGGCGGCCGAGTTGGACAAGGTGCTGCGCCAGGTCGCCATCATCGGCACGCTGAGCGGCAAGGGGGCCGAGGCGGAAATCGGGCGGCTGCACTCGATGCTGGAAAAGGAGAGCATCGAGACCGGCCAGCCGATCGTGCGCCTGGCCGAAGCCTATCGCGACCTGCGCAACCGCGGCCTGTCCTCGGAGACCGTTGACCGGCTGCTGCCGATCCACGGCCGCGCGGCCACGGCCTACGGCGTCGATACCGAAAGCATGGGGCAGGCGGTTTCGGCGTTGAACAAAAATCTCGGGATCGGCGAGGCCGACATGCCCGGGGCGCTCGCGGCGATGGCGCAGGCCACGCACGAGGGCACGTTCGGGATGGCGGCGATGTCGCATTACATGCCGACGATCACGGGCCGGATGAGTATGCTCGGAATGAAGGGGCGCGGCTCGCTCGACAAGGTGGCCGCCGCGCTCGAGGTGGTGTCGGCCAGCAGCGGCGATCCCAACCAGACCGCGACCAACTTCACCGACATGATGATCGCGATGACCCAGCCCTACGCAAAGAAGGCGTTCAAAAAGGTCGGGATCGATCTGGTCGGAGAAATGACGGCCGCCGAGCAGGCCGGAAAAGACCCGATGGAAACCTACATCGGTATCCTCAAGCGCATGACGCAGGGCATCAAGGGCGACGTCGCGAAGGCGTTCTATCTCGGCAAGGTGCTGCACAACCAACAGGCGGGAACGGCGGCGCTCGCGTTGGTGCAGCACGAGCAGGAATATCTGAAGCTGCGTGACGAGCTGGACAAGATCAAAGCCGACAAGCTGGATCGGGACTATCGCACCGCGCAGTCCGGCTTGTCGCCGCAGCGGCAGGAGCGTGCGGCCAAGGCGAGCGCGCTGGAGCAGCGGTTGGGCAAGAACTTCGCTTGGACGGTCCCGGTCGAGAGCGCGCTGTTGGGCGGCGTGGTGAGCGGCCTCAGTTGGATGGAGGAGCATTTTCCCGTCCTGACCAAGCTGGCGCTCGGGCTCGGCGGCGGACTGCTCGCCATGGCGGTCGCGCTCGGAACGCTGTTGTCGCTGGAGAAGATCCTGGGGCCGCGCTTCCTCGGGATCGGCAGGGTGATTTTGGTGCTGCGGGGAGCATTCTCATTGCTGGGATCGGGCGTGGTGTGGCTGGCCCGCGGCCTGGCGACGCTGGTGATCGGGGGCGGTCCACTGGTCTGGATACTCGTCGCAATCGCGGCCGCGGCGGTGCTGATCTGGCGAAACTGGGACAAGATCGGGCCGCTGTTCTGGCGGCTTTGGGGTGTCGTTAAGGCTGCCTTCGTGCAATTCTGGCATTGGCTCACGGGCTGGATCGACGGCGCGATGCAGGGCTCGATCGCCGCGATCAAGCAGGCGTGGAGCGGCCTCGGCTCCTTCTTCAGCGGGTTGTGGGGCGGCGTAACCGACAGCTTCAACGCCGTGTTGACGGGGATCGAAGATCGCATCGAACGGATGCGGGGCGCGCTCGGCCTGGGCGGCACGCCCCCAGTCCAGCCGCCGCCGCTCTCTACGGACGAGCAGCGCCAGACCGGCACCGGCATGTTCACGCCCAGTAGCTTCTCCGGCGGCCGCGTCGGTTTCGATCCGATTGAAATCCGCGTCACCACCGACGGCAACGCCAAGGTCGAGGCACCAAAGCGCCTGATGCCGATCGACCGCGGCGAAATGCTGGGCCGGGCCTGATGTCGGGCTTCCTGTCTTCGCTCACCGGAGGCTCGCTGCTCTCGGGTGTGCTGGGCCTGCTGCAGAGCGCCTCCTGGCGCGGCGTGACCTTCGACATGATCGACAGCCGGCACAGCGCCGGCCGCCGCTGGGCGCAGTTCCTGTTCCCCGGCCGCGCCGACACCGTCCAGGAGGATCTCGGCGCGATCGACGGCCCGATCGAGGTCAGCGCGTTGCTCGTCGGCGGCGATTGGCTGCGGCGACAGAAGCGGCTCGAGGCCGCCTGCAAGCAGGCCGGCCCCGGCACGCTGCTGCATCCCTGGCTGGGTGAAATCAAGTGCATCCTGGTGCAGCCGGCCGAGTTCAGCTTCGACCACCAGCAGCAGCTCGTCTGCACCGTCACGCTGCATTTTCAGGTGTGGCAAGAGCGCAAGGTGGCGGCGCCGACCACGCTGGGCGGCCTGCTCGACGCGCTCGACAGCGCGGTCGACCAGGCCAAGCAGTTCCTCGCCGGCGTGCTGGCGCCACTGGGCGATGCGGCGGCGCTGCTGGGCCTGGCGCAATCGGTGCTGGCGCGCGTCGGCGGGGTCTGGGACGGGTTGCTCGGCAACTCGCCCTCCGGCATCGGCACCGATAGCACCGGCGCCCTCGCCGCGGCCGCGGCAGCCCCGCTCGACGCGATGACCGGCGGCGTCGCCCTGGTCGCCGACGCGACGCTGACCGCGCAGCTCGCCGGGTTGCTCGCGGCGCCGCCGGCGGCGCTCTCGCTGGCGGTCGACGTCGCCGCCGATCCCGCGATCGGTCCCGGTCCGCTCGAGCCGGACCCGGTGCCGAGCGCCGACCCGCGCGTCGCGGCCGCCGTCATGCTCGCCGCGCTGCCGCTGCTGCAGCCGATGCCTGGCGAGCTCCCGCTCTCGACCGCGATGCTGCAGGCCACGCGCCTGCAAGTGGCGGCCGAGGCGACGCGGGCCGCGTCCGGCGTCGTGTGGAACAGCCGCAACGAAGCGGTCGCCTGGCGCGACCGGGTCGACGTTGCGCTGGCCGCGCTGCAGGCCGAACTGGCGGCGGCCGGCGCGGGCGCCGCCTGGCGCTCCGTGCGGGACGTGCGCACGGCGTGGGCGCGCGACATGAACGAGGCGATCGGCCGCCTGCCGCCGGTGCGCTACGTCGTCACCTTCGCGCCGATGTCGGCCTGGCTGATCGCGCTCGCCGTCGCTGGCGACAGCCCGGCGGCGATCCGGCCCACGCTGCTCGACTTCGTTTACCGCAATCGCATTCGACATCCCGGCTGGGTTGCGCCAGGCCGTTACGAGGTGGTCATCCGTGCCTGAGCTACGCCTGGAGACCAATGGTCTAGTGTTCATCGACTGGACCAGCGCGCGCATCCAGCGTGGCCTGTCGGAGATCTCCGGCAGCTTCGAATTCGAATACGACGACCAGCTCCGCATGCAGTCGATCCTGCCGCGGGCGGAAGCGCGGATGTCGCTCATCGCGATCAAGCCGCCGGCCGAGGTGCGCATCCTGCTCGACGGCGAACTCGTGCTGCTGGGCTGGATCGAGGATGTCGAATTCCAGGTGTCTGGAGAGGAGGTGCACGCGCGCCTGTCCGGCCGCGATCGCACCGGCTTTCTGATCGACTGCTCGGCCAACCCGCTCGGGCCGGCCGAATACAAAGGCCTCGACGCGCTGCAGATCGCGCAACGGCTGTGCGCGCCGTTCAACATCCCGGTCCGCGCCGAGGTCGATGTCGGGGCGCCGCTGCGCGATTACGGGATCGAGGTCGGCGAGACCGTGATGAGCGCGATCGACAAGGCGGCCAAGCAGCGCGCGCTGCTGGTCACCAGCGATGGCGTCGGCGGATTGGTGCTGACCCGCAGCGGCACCCGGCGCTCGCCGGCGCCGCTCAGCATGCCGGGCAACGCGATCTCGGGCGGCGCACGGCTGTCGATCCGCGACCGGTTCAGCGACTATTGGGTCAAGGGCCAGACCCGGCCGAGCCGCGGCGGCCGGCGCGCCTCACTCGACGGCACCGAGGCGCCCGCCACCGCCCGGGCGCCGGGAGGCAGCGCCACCGCCCGACACAGCCGCCGGGCCGTCTCGAGCCCGGGTCCGGTCGACGGCACTGCCTCGCCGTCCGACGTGACGTTGCCCGAGATCGACGTGGTGGCGAGCCAGAGCGCGTCCATCGTCAGCACCGGCCACGCCGTCGATCCGTTCTTCAAGGGGCTCTATCGGCCGAAAGTGTTCACCGTGCGCAGCCAGTCCGGGGACGCGCCCAATCAGCTGCTCGCGGAATGGCGCATGCGCATCGCGCGCGGAAACTCGGTCCGCAATCACTGGACCGTGGCCGGCTGGCGCGACGGCGCCGACAACCGGCTGTGGCGGCCCAACGAGATCGTCTCGGTGCGCGGCGGGACGCTCGATCCGTTCGACGCGCTGATCGCCGACGTGCACTACGCCCAGGACGATCGCGCCGGCAGCCGCACCGAGCTCGAGCTGGTTGGCCGCGAGGCCTACGACCTCGAGCCGCTGCCGGATCAGCACCGCCGCCACGCTGCCGCCCGCGGCAGCAACGTCGGCAATCTGGGTGGACGCTCGGCCCGATGAGCGAGCTCGACACCAGACTGCGCGGCGCCTCGGTCTTCGGCGAGGTGCTCTCGATCGACGACACCGGCGAGGCGCAGACGATCACCGTGCGCACCCATGACAACGTCGAGCGCAGCGGCGTCGAGGTGGTGAGCATCCACGGCCTGGCGACCAATGCCGGCGACGGCGCGAGCTGCCTGCTGATCGCGATCGGTGGCGATCAGGCGCACCTGGTGGCGCTGCCGTTGATGGGGATCGGCACCCGATTCGGCAACCTGCCCAAGGGCGGGGTGGCGCTCTACGACGACGCCGGCAACCACCTGGCCCTCACCGCCGACGGCAATGGCACGCTGGCGCTCGCGGCGTTGTTGCGCATCGTCACCCAGACGCTCTCGATCGAGGCGCAAGCCGGTAGCACGGTGCACGGCCCGGTGACCTTCATGGACCCGGTCATTTTCAAGCAGGGCGTCACCTTCGCCGGCGCAGTGACTTTGCAAAGCGGCGCGTCGATCACCGGAGACCTGCACGTCTCGGGCGCGATCACCGGCGCCAGCTTCAACGGGCATGGTTGAGGGAGATGGTGGTAATGAGCAACGACCGCACTACGGAAACAACCCGACAGCGCTCCGAAGTGATGTTGTGGGAGTGTCCAAAGTGCGGAGACTTACGCACGTCGAATGCCGACATTGAGGCATGCGACTGCACGGCGAGGCAACCGCTCATGATCTGCCGCCGCCCCGCGACCGAAGAGGAGATTGCGATGGAGGCTGATCGGCATGCCTGAGATCAAGCACGACGCCCCCACTCCACGAACGACCGGCGATCCCGAGGTCTGCCGGCGCGCCAGAGTTACTCTCGCAGCGGCAAGCAGGGCTGTGAGGCAGAACTTAGTTTGGACGAACCGCGTCCGGGCTAACTGGGGGTGGGAGCCAATTAGCGATGACCGCGTTCCGAGAACGACGGTATCTGATCCCGTCTCCCGCAGGGATTAACAGCGCTTCCCCGCGCGCGCGACAATGCTGGCGTGTTGCTTGACCTCGCCATTGCCTGGGATCCGATCCGCCGCCGCTGCGATCTGGCGTTCGCCGGCGGCACGCTCGCGCTCGACGCAACGCCGGTCACGCCGTTGCTGATCAGCCTCGGCAGCGATCGCCGCGCCGAGCCCGACGATACGCTGCCCGACACCGTCACCGAGGGCAGCCTTGCCGCCGGCATCAATCCGCGGCGGGGTTGTCCGGGCGACGCGCTCGACGCCAACGGCGACCGGGTCGGCTCCAAACTGTGGCTGCTCGAGCGCGAGAAGCAGACCGACGACGTGCTGCGCCGGGCGCAAGACTATGCCGAGGCCGCATTGGCGTGGCTGAGCGAGCGCGAGGGCGTCGACATCGCCGTCGCGGCGTCCTGGCCGACGCGGACGGCGATGCTGCTCGACGTGCAGACCGGCGCCACCCGGCAGCAACTGCAGCTCGCCGCATGAGCTGGCCGATCCCCGCCCCCGGCGCGGTCGCCGAGCGCTACGCCGGCTCGTTCGAGCGGGCGTTCGCGCTCGATCCCGATACCGGCCTGCCACGGCCGCAGCTGGTCGACGCGCGCAGCCCGAACACCGCCTTGCGCGCGATCGGCGTGGCGGCCGAGGAAACCTGGACCGAGCTTTATCTTTACCAGCAGAGCCTGGCCACCGAGCTGATGCCCGACACCGCGCAGGACTGGCTGACGCGGCATGCCGCCGAATGGGGCGTGCCGCAGCTGCAGCCGCTGACCGCGCTCGGCAACCTCATCTTCGTCGGCGCGGCCGGGATCGCGTTGCCGCAGGGCATCGAAGTCTATGCGGCGACCGGTCTGCGGTGGCGCACTCAGGCCGCGGCGACGATCGGGGCGACCGGCGCGGTCTCGGTCCCGTCCGAGGCCGAGATCGCCGGCACCGCCTCCAGCGTCGCCGCCGGCACGGTGCTGCCGCTGGTCTCGCCGGTGGCAGGGCTCAATCCGCAGAGTGCGACGGTCGACGTCGGCGGGTTCGTCGGCGGCCGCGATCTCGAGAATGTCGAGGCGTGGCGCGGGCGCATCCTGCAGCGCATCCGCAAGCGCGGCCAATCCGGTTCGATCGCCGATTACCAGGGCTGGGCCACCGACGCCGGGGCCGGCTACGTGCAGGTGTTGCCGGCCTGGGTCGGCGCCGGCACGGTGGGTGTCGCGGTGCTGATGCCCGGGCCGCGCGTGCCGACCGCGGCCGAGCTGGCGCGCATCGACGCCAACATCCAGGACAACCGCCCGGTCACGGCGACGGTCATCACGCTGGCGGCCACGCTCGCCCCGGTCAGTTCAGCCTCGCGCTGAGCCCGGACAGCGTCAGCACGCGCGCGGCCGCGCAAGCCGCGCTGGCGGCGTTCTTCGCGCGCGAAGCCGGCATCGGCAAGATCCTGCCGCGCTCGCGCTACGACGACGCGGTCAGCTCGGCGAGCGGCGAATACGCCCATGTCATCGCCTCGCCCGCCGGCGACATCGTGCCGGCCGCCACGACGATGCCGACGCTCGCCCTGCCGGTCACCTTCACCACCGGCGCGGCATTGCCGCAGGGCGGGATCTGATGTTGACGCAAGATCAGGCGCTCGAGGGCGCGCTCGCCAAGCTGCCGCCGGGCTGGGCGTGGACGCGCGATCCGGACAGCAACCTGGGTCGTTCCTTCACGCCGCAGGCGCAGGAGCAGGTGCTGTTCGAAACGCAGGCGGAGGCGCAGCTGCTCGAGGCGACGCCTAGCGCCAGCGCCCAGCTGCTCGGCGACTACGAGCGTGTGCTGGGCCCGGATCCGTGCCTGGCTGCCTCGCCCGCGACGCTGCAGGAACGCCGCGCTTCGGTGCACCTGCGTTGGACGCGCACCGGCGGCGCGGCGCGGAAGGATTACATCGCGCTCGCGGCCTCGCTCGGCTACGCGATCACGATCGACGAATTCGTGCCGTCGCGGGCGGGGGTGCTGCGGGCCGGCCAGCGGATCCGCGGGCAGCGCGTGCAGTGGACCTGGCGCATCAACCTCCCCCACACCAACGTCGTGCGCTTCCGGGCCGGGCAAAGCCGCGCCGGCGATCGCCTGCTGACGTTCGGAGTGTCGTGGCTGCAATGCCAGCTCAGCCAGACGACGCCCACCCACACTCTCCTCCTGTTCGGCAACCAGGCGAGCTGAGACCCAACGATGGACCGGATCAGCGACCCCTCAGCAACCCCTCAGCGGCTGTTCACCGATGGCGACGATCTCGCCGGCATCCAGGGCACCATCGTCCGCGATGTCTGGCTCAACGGCATGCAGGAAGAGGCGATGACGTTGCTTCTGGCGGGCGATCAGGTGGGCAACGTCAACGACAACACGCTATGGCGCCACGCGGTCTCCCGCATCGGCCGCCGCCGGGCGGTGCTAACCGCCAGCGGCTCGTGGACGGTGCCCGCCACCGTGGTCCGGATCGCGGTCAAGATCTGGGGCGGCGGCGGCGGCTCTGGCGGCACTTACGGGCCCACGGCGGCGTCGCTCGGCGGCGGCTATGGCGAGGACGAGTTCGACGTGGTGCCGGGAACCGTGCTGCCCGTCACGATCGGCGCCGGCGGCGTCGGTGGCGTGGGCGGCGTCAATCCGACCGCTGGCGGACCCGGCGGGACCAGCTCTCTGGGCACGCTGTGCAGCGCCACAGGCGGCATGGGTGGCGCGCCCTCGTCGTCCGGCTTCCCGCCTGGGGTGAGCGCGGGCGGCAGCGCCTACGGCACCGCGCTCGCGATCAACGGCAGCACGTGCTCGGCCCCGTTCGCGATCGCCAACGGCCTGGTCACGTCGCAAGGGGGCGCCGCCTTTGGCGGCCTGATCGCCCACTTTGGCGCCGCCTACGGCTCCGCCTTGGGCATTCCAGGAGCGTTCCCGGGCGGCGGCGCCTCCGGCAGCGCGGCGCAGGCCGGCGGCGGGGCCGGGGCGCCCGGTGTCATCGTGATCTTCTATTGACCGGGAGCGACACGGCATGACCTGGGCGCGGGACGATCAGAACGGGGTGGTGGTGGAGGTCGTGGCGACCGATCCCACCGGCCGGTTCCATGCCGGCCTGGTCTGGTATCCGTGCCCGGCCGCGGCCAGGATCGGCGACCGGGTGCTGGCTGGCGTCGTGCAGCCGCGCACGCTCGCGCCGCCCGATCTGCGGAGCCTCCGGGACGCGCTCGCCGCCCAGCGGTATCAGCACGAGACCGCCGGCGTGGCGTTCCAAGCGTCCACCGCCAAATCGCCCGTCGTCGTCGCATCGGACCCGACCTCGCAGGCCAAGCTCGGCAACGCCTACACGCTCGCCCGAGACGGTTTTTGGGTCGACGGCACGCCGTGGAAGTGCGCCGACGGCAGCTTCGTCGCGCTGACCGCGTCCGACATCAAGGACCTGGCCAAGAAGGTCGCGGCCTATGTCGCGTCCTGCTACGCGCACGAGGCGCAGCTCGCGGCGACGCTGGCCGCCAATCCAGCAACCGACATCACGGCCGGCTGGCCGTCCTCCGCATGAACGGGCTCGACACCGTCCTGGTGCCGATCGCGCGGCCGCCCTCCTACGCGCCGGCGTGGGGGGAAAAGCCGCCCGGCATCCGCGTCTCGCGCACGCTCGACCTCGGCGACGTGCTGGCCGACGCCGGCCATTCGTTGGCCGACGTGTCGGTCGAGCTCGAGCCGCCGCTGGTGGCCGACACGTTCGACGTGGCGCCGTCGGCGATCAATTTCTTCCTGTCGGACGCGCCGCCGGCCGCGCCGCAGACGCGGTGGCGGGTGCGCTTCCGGCTTCGCTACAGCGGCGGCGGGCAGGATGAGATCGTCGTCTACCAGCCGATCGGGGCGGCGCCGCCGATCGGCCTGATCGCCACCGATCCGTCGGCCAACACACTCTCGGTGGGTGGCCAGGTGGTCACCATCGGCAGCGTCTCGATCCGTGTCTGAGGGCGATCCATGAGCACTGATCTCTTTACCCTCGACGACGTCCCCGTCGCCCTGATCCCTCAGGCGCGTTTGATGGTGGGCGTCCAGATCAATGGGGTCTCAACCCCCTATAAAGCGAGCCTGCTCGCCGGAACCGCCGGGCCGCCAGGCGCCGCCGGGCCGCCGGGTGCCCCGGGCCCGAAAGGAGATCTCGGTCCGCCTGGACTAAAGGAGATCTCGGTCCGCCTGGACTATTGGGCGGGCAGGGGCCGATCGGTCCGCCCGGCATTGCCGGCGCTGCGGGCGCGCCAGGGCCGCAAGGCCAAGCGGGACAGGCCGGGCCGCAAGGGACGCCGGGGCCGAAGGGCGACCTTGGCGCGCCAGGTCCCGCTGGCCTGATGGGCTTGGCTGGCTCGGTGGGGCCAAAGGGAGACAGGGGCGACGCGGGTGTCGGCGGCCCAACTGGCCCGGCAGGCGTGGCTGGAACTCAGGGGCCCATGGGCGCCGTCGGGCCGCTGGGCCCGCCGGGCGCGAACGGCGACCCTGGTGCGATCGGGGCGCCCGGCCCGAAAGGCGACGCGGGTGCGGCGGGTCCGGCGGGCGTCTCCGGGCCGTCTGGGCCCAAGGGGGATGTCGGCGCGGCTGGATCCGTTGGCCTTCCGGGCGCCAAGGGTGACCCTGGAGCGGCCGGGCCTGTCGGAGCTGCCGGGGCCATCGGCCCGGCAGGTGTCTCAGGTCCGCCCGGAACTCCTGGCGCCATCGGCGGTCCCGGTCCGCAAGGTCCGAAAGGCGATCAGGGGCTGGTGGGAGCTCCTGGAGCGTCGGGGTCGAAAGGCGATCCCGGTGCTACCGGAGGCGTTGGACCGGTCGGCCCGCCCGGGGCCGCTGGCGTGGCGGGTCAGGTCGGCGCCAAGGGCGATCCGGGCGCACAAGGGGCTATCGGCTCGGCGGGACCGCCTGGCGCGAAGGGCGATCCTGGCGCATCCGGACCGCCCGGCACGGCAGGCGTCGCCGGCGTCAAGGGCGATCAAGGGGTTGTCGGACCGGCGGGCGCCGCGGGTCCGCAAGGGCTTAAAGGCGATCCCGGCGTGGCTGGGCCGCAAGGGCTTCAGGGAAATCTCGGTTCGGCGGGGCCGAAAGGCGATCCCGGTGCGACTGGGCCGCAAGGGCTTCAGGGCGGTGTCGGTTCGGCGGGGCCGCAAGGGCTTCAGGGGGGCGTCGGCCCGGCGGGGCCGAAAGGCGATCCCGGCGTTGCCGGCGCCGTCGGCTCGGCCGGACCCGTCGGATCGTCGGGGAGCACCGGCGCCGCCGGTCCGGCCGGTCCTGTCGGGCCCACGGGGGCTGCGGGCTCGATCGGCGCTACCGGGCCGGCAGGTCCGGCCGGTCCGGCCGGCGCTAGCGGAGGCTCGACCTACACGCTGCCGATGGCGACCGCGAGCAAGCTCGGCGGCATCATCGTCGACCAGGTCACGCTGTCGATCGACACCAATGGCCTGCTCTCGGTCAATACGATCGACGTCGCGTCCCTGGCCGACGTGTCGACGGTGGGCGGACCCGCCCTCTCGGACCTCGACACGGTCAACCGTGCTGGCGCCGACTACAAGGCGACGCTGGCCGAAAAGGTGGCGCTGTTCCGCCGCACGCCGGCCGGCAGCAGGACGGTCGCCTTCGCAAGCGGCGCGACGACGGCGACGCTGACCGCGGCCGATCATGACAAGGCCATCGTCGTCACCGGGTCGATCGCCGGCACGCTGGCGGTCGATGGCACGATCACCGATGGCTTCCGCTGCCAGGTCATCAACCACACCGGCTCGGCGCTGACCTATTCCGGCATCACCGGGCTGCAGGGCAGCGCGTCGCTGCCGAACAACGCCTCGTGCTGGGTCAGCTTCTCGAACGCGACGGTCGAGGCCACGCTGCCGGGATCGGTCGGCGGCGCCGCAACGCCGCCGGGCGGCTCGAGCGGGCAGCTCCAATACAACAACGCCGGCGCGTTCGCTGGCGCGACGCTGTCGGCCGAGTTCGTGTTCACCGGCGCCGCGCTGTCGATCGGCAGCATCGCGCCGGCCAAGATCGCGCAGGGTGGCGCCAGCGCGGGCCAGGTGCTCGGATGGACCGGCACGGCGTGGGGACCGACGACGGCGGCGAGCGGATACACGCTGCAGCCGGCCACCACGAGCGCGCTGGGCGGGGTCAAGGCGGGCGGCGGCACGCTGGTGGCCGGCGATGGCACCCTGGCCATTCCAGCCTCGTTCGCGGCGTGTGTAATCGGCGTGGTGAACACACTGCCGGGTGGTGCGGGGGCAGTCGTCTACCGGCATTGTTTTATGCGGCCATGCGGCCTGGCGGCCAACCTCGCCGCGCCGTTCGCGCCGCAGGCCAAGGCGGGCACGCCGCCGAGCGCGAGTGCCTCGTTCACGGTCTCGAAGCTAAGCGCGGGCGGCGCGACCTCGACGGTGGGCACGATCAGCATCTCGCCCACCGGCGTCGTCACCGCCACGGCGACCGCCGCCAGCTTCGGCGCCGGCGATGAGCTGATCGTCTCGGCGCCGAGCCCGGCCGACAGCACGCTCGCCGACGTGGCGCTCACCTTCTCTGGCTTGTGGAGCTAATTTGATGGCTTGGTTTAACAGGATGCGGAAAAACCCCTTGCCCGGCTCGGTTCCGATTTGATTCCGTTACCCCGCACTGACCAGCCAGGGTGAGATTGATGCGCGGGACGGATCGTCA